CAAAAATGATACAAATAATAATAAGTACAAGACGGTATATGTCCACTTTCGTACTAAAGAAGACTTCGAAGATTTCTGTCAGAAAATTGATCAGTATCCAGCGGCAGAAACAAAAAATAATACTTCCATCTGGCATCCTAAATTAGATAGGACAGCCAACTCTCTTTTGAGATGGATTGAAGATGACGACTAATCCACAATATCCTGTATACATTGTGTCGAAAGGTCGCCATGAGTCCATGATTACATCGAGGTCTTTGAGTAAGATTTCGGTACCTCATTACATTGCGATTGAGCCACAAGACTATGATAACTATGAAGAATCCCTCGATAACTTCGGTATTCGCGAGTGGGTAACTCTTCTTGTATTGCCATTTAGTAATCACGGTGATGGACCTGGTCGTGCGAGAAACTGGTGCTGGGACCATTCAATGTCGATTGGTGCTGAACGCCACTGGGTACTTGATGATAACATTGCTGACTTCTATCGTCTTCATAATAACAAACGGATTCGTGTTGGTAGTGGTGCTATTTTCAAAGCAGCAGAAGATTTCGTAGACCGCTTTGAGAATGTGCCTGTATCTGGTTTTCAGTATCGGTTCTTTATTGCACCAGATCAAAGTTATCCGCCGTTTGTAACGAATACTCGTATCTACTCGTGTTTGCTCATTGAAAATAATTGTAAGCATCGTTGGCGTGGTCGATACAACGAAGATACCGATTTGTCATTGCGCGTTCTCAAAGACGGCGATTGTACAGTTCAGTTCAATGCATTTCTTCAAGGTAAAGCAGCAACTCAAACTGTCAAGGGCGGTAACACAGAAGAGTTTTATCACAAAGAAATTGGCGAAAAAGTACTTGACAAAGCCAAAGAAATGAGCGATATTGGATATAACGCAATGGGTACTGTAAACAAATCTGAGATGTTAGCAAAGATGCATCCAGATGTTGCTCGTGTCGTTTGGAGATATGGTCGTTGGCATCATTACGTTGATTACAATCCATTCAAGAAAAATGAGTTGAGATATAAATCAAATGTAAAAATACCAAAAGGCGTGGATAATTATGGAATGAAATTGATTACGAATTGGAAAGAAGATGGGAAAACGAAGTGATTTTGTGAGAGTATTATTTTATGGAAGATCCTAAATGATAGAGTATAAATATAATGAAGGTGAAATCCTTCGCCAACTGCAAGATTATATTGATGGTACTTATGGTGAGCATTATTCCACAAACAAATATCAAGCGACACAGTTCATCATTGACGGTGGTCATGGTGAAGGTTTTTGCATTGGTAATGTGATGAAGTATGCACAGCGATACGGTAAGAAGAATGGATATAATCGTGCGGACCTTATGAAGATTATTCACTATGCAATCATTGCAATGTATAATCATGATCTACAACATGGAGAAGAATAAATGAATGAAGTTAGTATTGATATTAGTGAGTTGAGAAAGCGGAAGATTTTTGTTGCGACTCCCATGTACGGTGGAATGTGTGGAGGTCAATATACAAGAGCGGTAATTGAGTTACAGAAGGTATGTGACACATACGAGATTCAAACCGAGTTCTTTTTTCTCTTTAACGAATCATTGATTACACGCGCACGAAACTATTGTGTTGATGAGTTCATGCGAAGTGACTTCACCCACTTGATGTTTATTGACTCGGATATTGGTTTCAATCCACATGACGTTCTTGCTCTTGCCGCATTGGCTGATCCAGAGTCAGATAAAGATATTGTTTGTGGTCCGTATCCAAAGAAAGTTATCTCGTGGGAAAAAATCAAACGAGCGGTCGACAAAGGATTTGCTGATGAAAATCCACAAGCACTTGCCAACTTTGTTGGTGACTATGTTTTCAATCCAGCAGATGGTCAAGCAGAGATTCCTTTGAATGAGCCAGTCGAAGTGCTTGAAGGCGGTACTGGTTTCATGATGGTTCAGAAGAAAGCATTTAAAAAGTATACCGAAGCATATCCCGAGTTTCATTATAAGCCTGACCATGTGCGGTCAGAAAACTTTGACGGCACTCGTGAGATTATGGCATACTTTGATTGTGTGATTTGCCCCAATACAAAACGCTACCTCTCTGAAGATTATATGTTCTGTCAGTGGAGTCGTAACGCAGGTATCAAAGTATGGATGTGCCCGTGGATGAAACTGAATCATACTGGTACATATCAGTTCGGTGGTAGTCTTGTTGATATTGCACAGATTGGTGCTTCTGCTACTGCTGATCCGAATGAAAAACTCAAGTAAATCTCTTTACATTGAACGTGATTTGAAATATACTTACTATATTATAACATGGAGTTAACTATGAATATTTCTGACAATACACTATCTGTACTTAAAAACTTTTCTGGTATCAATCAGAATCTCGCAGTCAAGTCTGGCAATCGCATTCGTACAATATCACCACAGAAGACGGTGATGGCTGTTGCCCAAGTCGAAGACAAGTTTGACCAAGACTTTGCTATCTATGATCTCAATCAGTTTCTGAGTGCAGTCAGCCTGTTCGAGAAGCCTGAGTTCATCTTCGAAGATAGTAATGTAGTTGTTGCAAATGGCAAGTCATCGATTCGGTATTTCTATGCTGATGAGACAATGGTCATGACTGCGCCTGACCGTGATATCGAACTTCCTGACACTCTTGTCGAGTTCAAGTTGACCACTGATGCATTCAAGTCTACGATGCAAGCAGCCAGCGTTCTTCAAGCGCCGAACTGGTCTGTTGTCGGGAATGGCACAATCATTGAGATTGTTGTCGGTGATGTGAAGAACGATACTTCGAATGACTATCGCCTTAAAGTCGGCGAAACATCAGAAGAGTTCAAAGTCACATTTAAAGTTGATAACCTTAAGATGATGCAACGCGATTATACTGTTGCCATCTCATCAAAAGGTATTAGCCACTTCACAACAGAAAAGGGAGACTTGTCTTATTTCGTCGCCACAGAATCCGCTGCTTGATTCTTCTTTTTTATTATGATTATGTGGAGACTATATTATGACAGACGAACTTTGGGTCGAGAAATACCGACCTTCTCAAATCGAAGACTGCATTCTTCCGACTGACCTCAAGCAGACATTTTCTCAGTTCGTTGAGAAAAACTATGTCCCAAATCTATTGTTGACTGGTGGACCTGGTGTTGGTAAAACGACTGTCGCTCGGGCAATGCTCGAAGAATGTGGCTTTGATTCTATTGTGATTAACGGTTCGATGAACGGTAACATTGACACGTTACGAAATGAGATACAAAACTTTGCTTCAACAGTGTCCCTCACAGGCGCACGTAAGTACGTTATCCTAGACGAAGCGGACTATCTCAATCCACAGTCAACTCAACCTGCGCTCCGTAACTTTATGGAAGAGTTTAGTAAAAACTGTGGATTTATCATGACTTGTAACTTCAAGAATCGGATCATCGAACCTCTTCATTCCCGATGTTCTGTGATTGAGTTTAAGATTGGTGGTAAAGATAAACCTGAGATTGCTTCTCAGTTTATGAAGCGTGTCGATACAATCCTTACTAATGAAAGCATAGACTTTGATAAGAAAGTTGTTGCTGAACTCATTATGAAACATTTCCCAGATTGGCGGCGTGTGATTAATGAACTTCAACGGTACTCTGCTTCTGGATCGATAGATACTGGCATTCTTGTCAATATGTCTGAGGATAACTACAAAAAACTTGTTGGCTACCTTCGCAATCGAAACTGGAAAGATATGCGTAAGTGGGTTGGTTCTAACTCTGATATTGAACCGACTGTGTTATATCGCAAACTCTATGATAGCGCATCTCAGTTTATGACTGATAGGTCTGTTCCTCAACTTGTATTACATATTGCAAATTATTCTTACAAGTCTGCATTCGTCGCGGATCAAGAAGTCAATCTTGTGGCATGTCTTACAGAGATTATGTCCGATTGTGAGTTTGAATGATGATCGTTGGTATTACAGCAAGCACATTTGACCTTCTTCATGCTGGTCATATTCAAATGCTCCGTGAAGCGAAAGATCAATGCGATTATTTGATTGCCGCTCTTCAAACTGATCCTACAATTGACCGTCCAAATGAAAAGAATAAACCAATACAAACAATTGTAGAACGTCACATTCAGTTAAGTGCCGTCAAGTATGTTGATGAGATTATACCTTATTCGACTGAACAAGATTTGGTAGATATCTTTGCAAGTTTCCCTTTACATGTTCGCATTCTTGGTGTAGAATATAAAGATAAAGATTTTACCGCTCGTGATATGTGTAAGCAACGAGATATTGATTTATACTTTAATAAACGCGATCATCGATTCAGCACCACTGAATTAAGAAATCGAGTTCGTTCCGAAGCACAATTACAAGAACTCGAACACGAAATTCTTATGGACGCTGAAGTTCTTGCGGCTGAAAGTGGATTGGAAGAATCTGATGTCTAACCCCTATGATTATATCAACGCAATTAATGAAGGCAATGACTTAACGGAGAAAGACTTTGATGAGAAAGGTTATATACCATTCATTACCAATCGTCAGTTCTCATACTTTCAAGATACCGTTCTTGTTGCAAATGAAATGAACGCCAACCACCACCTGGACAACAAATCTCAGTTTTCTTTTTTTATAAATATAATACGACCAGGGAAAAGATATTCCAAATGGTCGAAGACTGAACATCACGATGACCTCGAAGCTGTAGCACAGTATTTTGATTATAGTTATGAGAAAGCAAAAGTCGTCATGGATATTTTGTCTGCCGAAGAAGTTAATAATATTAAGAAGAAATTGAGCAAAGGTGGATTGAAAAAATGAGTTTTGATATTAATAGTCTCGTGGAAGTGCGATTACGCAATCCTGACGATTTTCTCAAGGTTCGTGAAACTCTCACACGAATCGGTGTAGCATCCAAAAAAGATAAGACCCTCTATCAGTCTTGTCATATTCTTCACAAGCAGGGTCGCTACTATATTGTACATTTCAAAGAGTTATTTGCTCTTGATGGCAAACCTTCCAATTTTTCTGAATCTGATATTGCTCGACGCAATACGATTACACACCTACTGAAAGAGTGGGACTTAATCGAAGTTGTGATCGAAGCGCAAACGGAAAATCCAGTATCCCCCATCAGTCAGATTAAGATTCTTCCCTTTAAAGAAAAAGACGAGTGGGAACTCGTTGCAAAATATAACATTGGTAAGAAAAAAGACTAACATTCTCTAAAAAACACTTGACTTATTTCTCAGTATAGGTTATACTGTATATAATGATTGATGATTGATAAGGAAATTGATTATGGTAGACGAAACATTAAAATCGCACATTGGAGAATGGCTTCGCTTAAAAGGCATCAGTGGTCATGGTAAGAATCGCATCCGTGAACACGGTGACTTGTGGTTGATCGAAAAAGTTATTGGTGACCGTGTACGGCTCCGTAGCAAAGAAAAGACCTTCAAGTGCGGTGGAGAAATGCACCACGATGGACGTTGGTTAGACCTTCCCTGGGATCGTAACTTTGAAAAAGTTGAGTTAGTAAAATTAAACGCTTTTGATTTTTAAATATTAGAAAGGACAAACATTCCGTGGTAACTCAATGGTAGAGTGGACGGCTGTTAACCGTCAGGTTGTAAGTTCGAGTCTTACCCACGGAGCCACTTTTTTGGTGAACACATTATTGTACGGTGATTAATGGAGAGGAAAAATCCATTATATTAGCAAGGATTCAGCACCAATGGCTTTTGACTGTACGACTCAAACAGGAACCTATTCGGGGATAGTGTGTTCACCAAAAAAGTGTTTTGCCGGCGTAGCTCAGTTGGTAGTAGCAATGGTTTTGTAAACCATAGGTCCGCGGTTCGAGTCCGTGCGCCGGCACCATTAAAAAACTTTCAAAAAACTATTGACTTTTTTGAAAGTTAGAAGTACAATAAGAATTGTAAGGTTGATGGTAATCTTATAACACCGACAGAAAAGAGAAGGGTATGTCGGACCTGAAAGGAAAACTTCTCTTTTCATTTTGTTTTAACTAAGAGAAAGTGAACTATAATATGACTAAGACTCAGAAAGTACTCACCGCGCTTCAAAGTGGTGAAACACTAACTGCAAAGCAGATTGAAGCTCGTTTTGGTGTAGGTAATGCCCGCGCTACTGTGTCTGCTCTTCGTATGCAGGGATTTCCGATTTATCTCAACGAATCCGTTGATACGAAAGGCCGTGTGAAGAATAAGTATCGTCTTGGTACTCCTTCCCGCGCAGTCGTTGCTGCTGGCTACCGAGCATTGGCAACAGCCTAAAGACAAACAGGGAGCGGGATCATCATTCTCCTTATCATCTCTCCCCGCTCCCTGTAATCTTTTTTTTGAGATGATGACTTTATTTGTATAAATAACTTTGAGAATGCCTTATAGGGTTCTCTACATTAACTTCGCTTTTAAAGGAGGTAACAATGGTTACATACGATACAATTCGCAAATTCGATCCATTTTTTGTTGGTGCTGACCGTCTCTGGAGACATGTTGATGATCTTCACAAGCAGGCAAATGCAAATCAAGCACAAAAATATCCACCTTATAATATTCGAAAAGACGATGAAGACCGCTACTCTATTGAAATGGCGGTGGCTGGATTTACTGAACAGGATCTTGACGTGACGTTAGAAGATGCCAAACTCACAGTCATTGGGAAGGTAGAAACCAAAGATGAAGCAAATCTTCTTCACAGAGGAATCGCAAATCGATCTTTCAGCCGGCAGTTCACGCTTGCCGATACCATTGAGATTGAAGGAGCCTACCTCGAACACGGTATGCTCAAAATCAATCTCAAAAACATCATCCCCGATTCTAAAAAGCCTAAGAAGATTGAGGTCCAGACCGGAAGCAAACTTCTTGAACAAGAATCGGAGAAACAACTCCTAGCAGAATAGATTATGATGAGGGAGTCTTCGGGCTCCCTCTTTTCTCTTGACATTTGATTATTGATATAGTATGATTAATTTAAACACAGTAAGGAATTTTATTAGTAACTCCAATTTGATTGGAATTTTGCGTCTAACTCCTTACTGTGTTTAACTCCTTGAAAGGAATTTATAATGACTCCAAAATATATTGCTGATTATGGTAATGGAAAATACCACATTCTAGATAGAGTTAAAGATACAATTATTTGGAATATTTCACTAGACGATTTTAGAACTCTCACATGGATGAAAGAACCTGGTGACTTAGCGATTGAAGCTGCACATGGTGCAAGAATTTCTAAGTGGTCAGCATCACAAGAATGGAAAGATGAAGATCAAATTCGAGAATTTTATTCATTGTGTGAAGAACGTAATGTTGAACTGAGATTATTGCCCGAAAAATCAATTAAAAAATATAGAGATTTATATTTTCCAGATGCAAAAAAAACTGATGAAGTTGATCTTCGTAGTTGGGCTAAAGCAATAAATGATAACACATATATTTGGGATGTAGCATTACGCCCAAAAAATGTTGAGTTTCACGATCCAAATGAAGATATCGATTTAGAAAACTTAACTCGTCTTACAGCAGGAAATCTATATAAACAAAAATTAAAAGATGCATCTCGTATAGTTTCAGCAGGAAATCTTAAATATAAAGAAACTATTCCTGGTAAAATTGCTTTTGGGGATGATTGTATAAATGCTGTTTATCATAGATTGAAAAATCATACTTCCGATGAACGTAATGGTAAGAATAAGATTGTTGATGGAGTAGCACATGATACATTTAATGGAAAAGATATTGAACTTCCATTATTAAAAGTTCTCGGTATTGAAATGGGCAAAAAGGGCAAAGTGAAGAATCCATCTAAACCTACACAATATACTTCTTGCATGATGACATTGATTGATCAAGAGGGAAAAAGATATATGAATCCTTCAAAACCAAACCAACCAGTCGGATTTAGAACAATCGCGCAGTTTGGAATGATATCTTCTGGACATCATTTTAAGCCAGGGTTTCTTCGCCCGAAGTTTTATCACCATGGAGTAAAAGAAATTTCTAAAATTTATTTCCAAGAAATTTTTGGTGATAAATATATGGACTCTTCAAATTTTGAACATGATAAACTTAGAACTTTTATCATGACCACTAGCCGAATTGCTTATGAACAAACTATTAAAGCAATGCGTGATTATCTGAATACTCCAAAAAACAATTTAGAAAACTTTTTAAAATAGTCAAGGAATTTTTTTAGTAACTCCAATTTGATTGGAATTTTCTTCCTAACTCCTTGATTTACCATTATAACTATCGGAATAAATTTTACGTGTAACTCCAATTTGATTGGAATTTTAATCCTAACTTATTCCGATAGTTTCTCTTGACATTTGGTTATGAAAGTAGTAATATATCTACATGACAAAATTCTATACAAATGTATCTCGCTACGGCAACAATATCCTGTATATCGGCTATGAGAATGGTCGACGGGTTAAAGAGTCCATAAAGTTTCACCCAACTTTATTTCTCAAAACAAATAATACAACGAAGTACAAGACGCTCGATGGTATCAGTGTAGATGCGATTGAGCCTGGTACGATGCGTGAATGCAAAGAGTTTATCGAAACTCACACCGCATCAAACTTCACTGTCTATGGTTATACTGATTATGTTGCTCAGTATATCAATGATCAATTTCCTAACACTTGCGAGTTTGATCGTGACACATTAAATGTTTCGTTTATCGATATTGAGGTTCAGTCAGACCAAGGTTTTCCTCATCCGAACGATGCTGCATTTCCCGTCACTGCGATTACGCTCAAGAACAACATCGACCACATCTATTATACGTGGGGTGTCGGTGAGTATGATGAATCTAACTGCATGATACAAGATGTGAAGACGAAGTACATCCAGTGCAAAGACGAACACTCTCTTCTGAACCGATTTCTCGCTCACTGGCAGATGAACTATCCGGACATCATTAGTGGCTGGAACTCCCAAGGGTTCGACTTACCGTATTTGGTCAACCGTATCGCCCGTCTCTTTGGTGACGAAGAACTCAAGCGATTGTCTATACACCACATGATGCCGAATGCAAAGACTGATCGGTTTACTGACGAAGTTTCGTTTGATATTCCTGGCATGTCACACCTCGATTACATGCGCCTGTTCAAAAAGTTCATGTATATTCCGATGGAGTCATATGCGCTCAATCATGTTGCGTATGTGATCCTTGGCGAGAAGAAGATTGACTACTCTGAGTTCGCATCTCTCAACGAACTTTATACGAAAGATTACCAGAAGTTCATCGACTACAACATCAAAGATGTTCAGTTGGTCGAACGGCTCGATGACAAACTTGGTCTTATTTCTCTCTGTATGACGTTGGCCCACAAAGCGAATGTCAACTACGAAACTCCATTTGGCACTACGAAGATATGGGATACGTTTATCTACAATATTCTTCAGAAGCAAAACATTGTACTCAGTCCACAGAAGCCAGTACTGAATGACCGCCGTATCGAAGGTGCGTATGTGAAAGAGCCGATTACGGGTATGCACGATTGGGTTTGTTCTTTCGACCTTAACTCTCTTTATCCGCATATCATTATGCAATGGAACATGAGCCCAGAAACGATTGAAGATGCTGTCTTTCCTGGCGTGAGTGTTGATGCTCTTTTGTCAGAAGAAAAGTTCGACATACCTCAAAACACTTGCGTAGCAGCAACTGGTCAACTCTTCTCTACAAAGAAGAAGGGCGTGTTCCCGAGTATCATTGATAAACTCTATGCAGAACGGTCAGACATCAAAAAGAAGATGCTCGACACAAAGCAAGAACTCGAAGACCTGGACAAGAAAGAAAAGTTCAAGCGGTTCGAACTTGAAAAGATTATCAGTCAATGCGATAACCAGCAGATGGCGATAAAAATTTTGATGAACTCACTTTATGGTGCCCTCAGCAATACATACTTTCGCTATTATGATATTCGCATGGCAGAAGCAATTACCATCTCTGGTCAGTTTGCTGTTCGCTGGGCTGCAAATAATGTGAATGCGTATCTTCAAAATATTTTGAAAACAAAAAAAGATTATGTTCTCGCCAGTGATACCGACAGCATCTATGTGAACCTTGGTGATCTCGTGAACGAAGTGCCTCAAGGCAATGATGAGAGTATTTGTTTTTTCATAGATAAAGTAGCGGAGCAAAAGATTGAACCTCTGCTTGAAGATTGTTATGCTAAACTTATGAATGCTGTCGGCGCTCGTGAACAACGAATGGTGATGAAGCGCGAAGTCATTGCGAGTAAGATGATTATCACTGGCAAGAAACGCTACATTGCTAACGTATTGAACAGTGAAGGCGTTCAGTATGCAAAACCAAAGATGAAGATTACTGGTATCGAATCTGTTCGTTCATCAACTCCGCAAGTCTGCCGTACTCTGATTGAGAAAACACTGGAGATTATCATCAACGAAGATGAAACCGCTGTGCAGAAGTTTATCGCAGACGCCCGCGTGGCATTTCGCGCTCTTCGACCAGAAGAAGTTGCGTTTCCGCGTGGCGTATCTGACCTCGAAAAATATACTGATAAAAAGGGTCTCAACGGATACGCGAAAGGCACTCCAATACATGTTCGTGCTTCGATTTTGTATAATCAAACTGTCATAAATAATAAACTAGAAAAGAAATACCCGCTCATTAAGAGTGGCGACAAGATTAAGTTTGCGTATCTCAAAGTACCAAATCGCATCAAAGAGAACGTATTTGCTTTCCCGGATGTCTTGCCGGTTGAACTCAATCTTGAAAACTTTATTGATCATGACAAACAATTTGACAAGTCGTATCTTGAGCCGATGAACCATATTCTGACTGCAATAGATTGGACTTCTGAAAAGACAAACACGATTGAGGACTTTTTCACATGAGTAATATACCCGCCGAATATTCAAATATCGACTTCGGTTTTAGTGCCGTAGATGAAGCAGAGTTTAAAGCCAATCAAGCAGAAGCAGAAGTTACTCCTCCTGCAATTGATGAGAATGACTTGAATCGTGTTGTGTTGAACTCTCTTGCTCCGCTCGAAGATAAGATTGATCTGTTGCTTCAGCGCCGTCAAGCCGAAGAATCCGATGACGTTCAACTTGCTATTGCACAGGCTCAAGATGAAGTTTCTGGTAAAGTCGCAGAACTTGAACAGATTATTATGCCTCTTCTTGTCAATCTACTAAAAACTGCCGACAAAGAATATCTTTACTGGCCAAACAGAAAAGACCAAGTGCAGGGTCAAATTGATAAAGTTTTAAAAATTACAAGAGGTTAATATGCCCGTGGCTATTCTTACTCTCATAGTCGCACTTGCCATATCTGGCGTTGCCGCTTGGTATTCTATTGTCGGTCTGATGGCTATCTTTGCTTCAGCCGCATTTGCTATCGCTGTTATGGGCGGTGTTCTTGAAGTTGGTAAACTTGTTACAGCATCTTGGTTGTATCAGAACTGGCACACCACACATAAGATGCTTCGTGGATATCTTACAGCGTCTGTTGTTGTATTGATGTTCATTACATCCATGGGAATCTTTGGCTTCTTGTCGAAGGCTCATATTGATCAGACGTTGGTAGGTGGAAATAATACTCTTCAAATTGAATTAATAGATTCAAGAATCAAACAACAGCAAAGGAGAGTGACTGATGCGACGAAGGTCATATCACAGTTGGACGCAGGTGTCGAGACGCTCATTGAGTTCGACCGCATTCGAGGACCACAGGGAGCAATCGCCGTGCGTGAAAGCCAAACTGTGGAAAGAGAGTCACTCAACGGAATCATTGAAGAAGCGAATGGACGAATTATATCATATCGAGAAGAAAGGCAAGAACTATCGAAGGAGCAACTGAAGTATGAAGCAGAAGTTGGACCAATACGATATATTGCAGAATTTATCTATGCTGAACGAGCAAATGAAGAAATGCTCGAATCAGCAGTCAGATGGGTTATTATTGCTATTATTTTTGTGTTTGATCCTCTGGCTGTTCTCCTTTTGATAGCCGCAAATATCAGTTTATACAAACCTAAAACACTTCGGACCGCAGTCAACGTCGAAGAAGTTGATAAAGAGTGGTCGGAGATCACCGTCGAAACAGACGTGCCTCAACCAGAGTTCAAAATAGAAAACGAAGATCCATCAAATACTGTGGAGTTTTCTGTGCCAGAAGAACCTGAAGTTGTAGAAGAGCCAAAGCCAAAGCGCAAGCGCGGCCGCCCGAGAAAGAAAAAACCTGTTGCAAATACAAGCACAGACTATGGGTCGATTACTGAAATTCGTAAGACTAAAAACGAAAAAGCATTGCGCGAAAATGGTACATACGGTCCTACAAAAAAAGATTGACATCTTAATCTATTCGTCATATAATAGAAACTATCACAAGGGAATAAAATGGAATGGCAAACATTTATGGGAATTACTTTTGGTCTATTTTTGATATTATGTATTCCACTCTTAATTTACATGCTTATACTATTAATAAGTTATCTAAAACGAGTGATTAAGAGCAATCAAAAAATAACGTTAGGCATTTTAATTATTGTGTTGTATATTATTATTGGTTTTTTAATGAGGTAGATATGTCGGTACTTGAAAAACTTACGAAGAACTCCACGATTAAACTTACATCAGTAATTACTGAATCGAAAGTTTTTGGTAAAAAAGATATGGCTCCAACTCCGGTGCCTATGATTAATGTTGCGTTGTCTGGTCGTGTTGATGGTGGTCTTGTACCTGGTATGTTGATGCTTGCAGGTCCATCGAAACACTTTAAGTCAGCGTTTGCTCTCTTGATGGCAGCAGCCTATCAGAAGAAATACGATGATGCGGTAATCTTATTCTATGATTCAGAGTTTGGTACACCGCAAGCATATTTTGAGTCGTTCGGTATTGATATGGATCGGGTTGTTCATACTCCAATCACTGATATCGAAGAACTCAAGTTTGACATTACAAATCAGTTGAAAGAGATTGACAAGGGCGACCATGTTTGTATCATCATTGATTCTGTCGGTAATCTTGCGTCGAAGAAAGAAGTTGAAGATGCACTGAATGAAAAGTCGGTCGCTGATATGTCTCGTGCAAAACAGATGAAGTCGCTGTTTCGTATCGTTACACCACATCTCAATCTCAAAGATATTCCAATGGTTGTTGTCAATCACACTTATAAAGAGATTGGTCTATACCCGAAAGATATCGTATCGGGTGGTACAGGCGCGTATTACAGTTCCGATGCTATCTGGATTGTTGGTCGCCAACAGGAAAAAGATGGCAAAGAGATTAAAGGCTATCACTTCGTTATCAATATTGAGAAGTCTCGTCATGTGCGTGAGAAGTCAAAGATTCCAATCACGGTCACATTTGAAGGTGGCATCAGTAAATGGTCTGGTCTGCTTGATGTAGCAGAAGGCGGTGGATATATCAACAAACCGAAGATGGGTTGGTACGAAGCCGTTGATCCAGCAACCGGTGAAGTATTGTCTGAAAAACTTCTTCGCGCAAAAGAAATCATCGATAACAAAGATTTCTGGATGATGATGTTCGAGAAGACAGACTTTCAAGACTACATTCATACAACTTACAGCATGGCAACAACTCCGATTATGAGCGAAAGTGAGGCTGAAGATGACGATACAGAATGATTACGAAGTTCTCTTCGATGAATACGAAGAAGAAAATCTTGCTCGAATTAAGTTGACTTCTCAGAAATGGGATGGTATAATATACAACTACCACACAGTTCGATTTCTGGAAGAAGACGAAGAAAATGCCACACTTAAATTTGAGTATGATGTAATATCCACGCCTGAAGAGTTAGACGTTGATAATCTCACACAAGAAGACCATCAAGAATTTGAAAATCATCTTGGCGACATTTTAGTATCAATCATAGAGGAAGCAACATCGAATGAGACTGGAACAGACAATACTAAGCAACCTAATCTATGATGAAGAATATGCTCGAAGAGTATTACCATTTCTGAAAGGTGACTATTTTCAAGATCAAACTGAAAAGATTCTGTTCCAAGAGATTGACAAGTTTGTTGGCAAATATAATGGTTTGCCGACGAAAGAGACTTTGCTCATTGAACTCAACAAACAAGAGGGCATTCCTGAACAAACATTCTCTAGCCTTGTTGAATATATTGATGAACTTACTTTTGAGAAAAAAGATTCGGCTTGGCTTGTAAATAATACTGAAGAGTTCTGTCAAGAGAAAGCGGTCTTCAATGCCATTATGAGTTCGATTGATATCATCGAGGGTAAAAGTAAATCTGAAGATAAGGGTAGCATACCTACCATATTGTCTGAAGCACTTGGCGTTTCTTTTGATGATCATATCGGCCACGATTTTATTGAGAATGCTGAAGAACGATATGACTTCTATAATCAGAAAGAAGATAAGGTTGAGTTTGATCTTGAATATTTTAATAAGATTACAGACGGCGGCTTGCCAAACAAGACACTCAATGTTCTTCTTGCCGGTTGTGTTCATCCTGAAACTAAGGTAAAGATTAGGTATCGAAAGAAGCAGACATAATCTCAATATTAACATTTTTCCATTCCGTTTGTCCAATGTTGTCCTATTCTCCAATCAGGATTTGTTGAAAGAAACGCATTTCTATCTTCATCAGTATGGAACTTCTTTGTTATGGTGCCATTAGTTGCTGGCTTCTTGGCAGACAGTTTTCCACCCTTTTTGGCATTTTTTATCGTATCTTCTTTGGAAAGAGATTGAAGATTGAACGCATTACCAGATTGTTGCGATGCTTTACCACCTATACTTGCTCTTTCTTTTCTACCTTTTTCTGTGGACCACCAATAAAATGAGTTTTTTGAACCACTTTCTTTTTGAGATTCAATCCCTCGCAAACTCCACTCTCTTCGTTGTTCTGGAGTAGCACCATGAAATCCAATGCCATTATCTCTACACCAAATTCCAACCACTCTTCTTTGGGTAACAGTTAGATTAGCGCCAAGCATATTCATTGCTCGAAGGTCGTTTGGTTCTTTGTATATTTTCCACAACAAAAAATGTGCTATAATATGTTCTCTAACTGTAAGATATGTAAAGTTGAATGGTTCGTCTTCTCCGCCCATATGTTTTGGAACTATGTGGTGCTTGTGAAGACCAGATCCCGGAACATATTCAACAATACGATATTTTTTAGATTCACAAAGGTTGTGATAGATAGTAGAATAAATAATTGACATATGCTGTATCTCCGTATATAATAGATAGATATAGAGTAGGTAGGAGTTCGTACCTCCGTGACCTACATCTTTATTTATAATGAAAGGGTTTTTAATGGAAGATTATATTGAAAAAGAAGTTGCTATTGCTGAGATTGAAACTCTTCTTGAGAATGGTTATGATGTTGAAGTAGATTCACCCGATGGATATGTTTCTGTAAACTTCTTTGTCAATAAAGGAATGTTTGAAGAATACATTCTCCGAGATGACTTAACCGGCAACGAGTTGGTGAGATGTAATGCTGGACATCTATTTCAAAGCACAGTTGGATGGGTATCTGCGTCACAACTCGTCAATACCAACAACATCAGTATCCATATTCTTATGGATGACGGGTCGTATAAACCATGTAGCGTTGTAAAAACTGGCGACACAATTTCTATTGTTGATATCAACGTTGACCATCCAAACCATAGATATTATACGAATGGTGTTTCTTCGCATAACACCGGTGTCGGTAAAAGTTTATTCATGACTCACTTTGCTGCGGCAAATCTCCTCGCTGGCAAGAATGTTCTTTACATCACAATGGAAATGGCAGAAGAACGTATTGCTCAACGTATCGACGCGAATCTTCTCAATATTCCGATTGCTGAACTCGAAGGGTTTCCTAAGAAAATATACGAAGATAAGATTAACCGTCTACGCCTCAAGACTGGTGGTAAACTGATTGTCAAAGAATATCCTACTGCCGCTGCTGGTTCTGGGCACTTTCGACACTTACTCAACGAACTCCATCTTAAAAAGAACTTTCGACCTGATATCATCTATATCGACTATCTGAATATATGCTCGTCGGCAAGATTGAAGTTCGGTGCAAATGTTAACAGTTATTCATATATCAAAGCGATTGCCGAAGAACTTCGTGGTCTTGCTGTTGAGAAAAATCTACCCATCGTAAGCGCGACACAAATCAATCGTACTGGCTCTACGAATACTGACCCTGGTCTCGAAGATACCTCGGAGTCATTTGGTTTGCCAGCAACTGTCGATTTTATGTGCGCTCTCATCTCAACCGAAGAGATGGAAAATCTTGGTCAGATTATGATAAAGCAGTTGAAGAACCGATATAATGATATAACTGCTTACAAGCGATTCGTAGTCGGGATTGACCGAGCGAAGATGCGTCTGTTCAATACCGAACAATCGGCGCAAGATGACATCATGCAAGATAAACCTGTGATGGATAATACAACTTATGGAGAAAGATCAAAAGAAGAGGATCAAATGAAATGGATGACGAAAACCGCGGGGACGCGAGATTTCAGCGGGTTATTCTCGAACTGAGACATCTAAGTGAAGAACAACGCGAACAATATATCAAGGAATGTGAAATTGAATCGAAAAATTTTCGAAATGATGGATGGTCTATCGAGTTCTATAAAGAAATTTTGGAGGCAGCAAAGAATGTATGAGATTAGGAAAGCAGGTAACACATATCGTATCTATGACCGTGAGAACGAAAAATATGTTGCACATACTCAAGATAAAAACCTAGCAGAAAAGTATGTTACCGATATTCTGAGGAACAAAGGATTCGAAGGAGATATTCCTAATTTCTTTATGTCTGGAAAAAAATATGGAGTTAAATTACTAAGTCATTGATAATCAACAAATCTTTTTTTCAAAAAAATGATTTAGAGGGTTGACTTATTTCTTATCCTAGAGTATACTGTGTATATGATGATGATTGATAAGGAGATGATAATGAAAAAGATTTCAGACGAATTCCACAACGAACTTTGGGTAGGTATGAATGAGGCCTTATCCAGAACAAAAAACTATCATAGCGATGGTGCTGTCAATTGGAGTTATGTAGACGCAGATGTGTACATGCACTTGGCAAAGCTATATGATGTTCGTAGCAGTAATAGCCTTAACGACAAGTATGTAACACTATTCGAGAAGGCATGTGATATAATAGAGGAGGGGATCGCCGTATGCAAACCCTCGAAAGTGAAGGAGGTTTAATTATGGGTTATTGTTATAGTGATTGGCGTCATAAAAAATTGACAGTTGAGCGTGAAGATGGTCAGTTTCTTTTTAACTACGGTGAGTCAGAAATAAATCTGGCAAACAATCTGAAAGATACCGCTATTCAGTTGAGGGAAGGTGCTTCAGATGAAAAAGATATGGCTATACGATACATAGAACATCTTACCAGTCTTCTTGAAAATGGCAAACTTGAAGTGAAGTGGAATATCAGTTGATGAAATTTGATTATCTTGATGCAGACATCGGCGCAAAAGTCGTGAGCAAAAAGGGATTTACCTATGCTCAGTTGAAAACTGCTTTTGACGATCTTACTCTTCATATGGACAATTGGAAAGATCCAATTCGTTCTTTCGTTCTCGCCAGGACATTTGATATGTATAGCGAGGCATGTGAGTTTTTTACTGGTAGCATTCTTGAGATTGATGAGGTCGCTGCTAACGGAAAACTTTACTACGTGAGTGCCGATGGTTACTATCGTGCAGTAGGAGCTTAATTATGTTTACACGTCTTGCTGAATTTACTACTCTTCTCGTTTTCTTTGCCGCTGGTTGGTTTGCATTGGTGGCTTTCGCATGAGCGTGATTACAGAAAAAGACGTAATCACCGCAGTGAAGTTATGCATGAAAGAACTTCGTAAAAAGAAATATGAGTTCAATCTTAAACCAAGCGACACGAAGACTGCTCTAAATTGCCTCAAAATCTACAACCGTAAGAATGGAAGATCGAGAGCTGGCTTCTACAGCTTGAAGATTAATCTCCAATGCTGGCAGTTTGGTAACAAACAATGGTCTGAGTACAAACGTCTTAGAGATAATAAAGTGTTTGGCTCAATCGATGTTGTCGATGACCGTGATATTCTTATGTGCTTGGTTGCTCATGAAGTTGCTCACTTTGTACAGTATACTTGTTGGAGTGCGATGCCAGAATATCTTCGTAAAAAATGTATGAAAGATCGTGGTCACGGCGAAGGATTCCAAACGATATACAGATATCTTCGTGGCGGTCTTGTGAATCCAATAATTGAATCAAAGAGGACATAATATGAAAGAAGTAAAAATAATCGGCGAAGTTGGTGGCATTCTTGGAGCTTTGATGATTGCTACCAATACTGATGTTTCTGCTTTTGGTTTTATCGCTTTCACTATTAGTTCTGTTGCTTGGACGTTTGCTGCTTGGAAAATGAAAGAGTATCAACTGATGCGAATGTCTATAGTATTTACTGCAATAAATATATTGGGTATGTACAGGTGGTTTACATGAACGATATCTATGTCGAAAATGGTTCTAAGAAAAATCGTGATCTTGCAGAGCGTGTCGTTGCATTTTGTTTGAACAAGATGCTACCTCGTCATCGCACCGTTCAAGTCTGGGTCGAGTTCGAAAAGATAGACGAATGGGGATTTTGTTACGCTGGTGAAAACGAGCGTGATATCTATATCTCTTTGAGTTATGACCTTTGTAATAAAAAGAATAGAGAAGACCTTATTGATACAATCTGCCATGAGATGATACACTGTAAGCAGATTGTTCGTAAACAATTGGTTGACTTTATGAAACCACCATATGTTCAAAAATGGTTATGTCGCGATGGTAAGTATCGTCGGTATGACAATCTTCCTCATGAGTCAAAACCATGGGAAGTCGAAGCGTATCGTGATTCCTGGAAGTATGCAAAGGAGTTTATCGATAATGAACTATGATGATACGATTGATATGATAAACAGCGTTACTCGTGATATTGCTGCTTGGGATCTGCGTAGAAACGGCGAGTACCCAGACGAAGGTGCGATTGATGACTGGATCTATGAGATGAACTTAATGGGAAAGAAGGAATCATTCGCAAAACTTTGCAAAGAATACTGGAAGGAGTATCTTGAGCCTACTTCTACTGTGCATTGATTATAAATAGTCAAAAGATATTCGAGGCTATTATGAAGACATTTAGCAGATACTTAGAGGAACAAGATATGGTTGCTAAAACCGTAGACACAGTTATTGCTGAAGCCGATGCCAAAGCTGATTTGACTATGGAAGAGATAAAGTCTAGGTTAACCGCTGCTGGATATAATAAGTTCAAAGATAGGTCTAGCCGCCAAGTATTTGTTCTTGTCGATAATGTCAATCGAGTAGAGCTATTACAAAAAATTGAAAAAATATTTTCTCCTGAACGCGCAAAATATGATCCTGAAAAAGGATCGTCTTCAGTGGGAATGGTAGTTGTTGGTCGGTTTACAATAGGAGCATCTCCCGCTAGTAAACAAGGAAAAAAATCTGCTGGATTAGATAACGAAGATACTTTAATTGATAACATTAATTCTTTTGTTAAAAATGGACCGATGAATATAAAGTTCATTGCCGCCAGAAAAACATTTCAAGTTGATGATGTGATTAAAGCTATTGAAATGGGCCGTGATACTTCTGGTAGAAAAAAATCAGATGTCAATTTACAAACAAAAAGTGGAAAAATAATTCCTATCTCTTTAAAGAAAGATGGAGCAGAGATGTGGGAATCTGCGGATTCTTACTATGCCAAAAGAGCAAAAGATACAATTGATAAACTTATTATTGACAAAAAAGTAACGTTGTCTGGTGGAAATATTAAAAAGATTACTCCTAATATAGCGATTAAAGCAACAAAAAGAGAAGCAAAAGATGTTGTTTTTGGTTCCGATTTATTAGGCAAAGGCGCTGTTCTTTATAGAACTTGGAAAGCAAGCGACTTTAAAGTGACCGAAAATGGTAATTTAGAAATTACAACATCAAAAATATATACTAACGAGCGAGAAGTGGAAAGTGGAGATCACTCTGTTTATTTCTTGATAAGAAATGACAGTTCTCGAAAAGGATCAAAAATATATCCAGGTATACGTGTTCTTGCCGTTGGCAAAACAAGAATCAATAAGAATGTATTAGTGGTCAAAAAATAATGTTCAATCTTAAACAATTCATAGTCGAAGAAAAAAATACTCATATGAATCACATCGAGGAGTTGATATTCCTCGGCGGCGTTAATGGTACACGCCAAGCGATTAACTTCTTACGTGATCTGCGTGATATGCTTCGTGGTAACGCCGATAAAGCAGTTGATATTACAGTGAAGTGGGACGGTGCCCCAGCCATATTTGCTGGTATTGATCCAGAAGACAGTAAGTTTTTCGTGGCGAAAAAAGGATTGTTCGCTAAGACCCCTAAGATGTACAAGACGAACAAAGACATCGATAACGAACTTTCTGGTGACCTTGCGAAGAAGTTTAAAGTTGCTCTGGCTGAGTTCTCGAAACTTGGTATTAAGAAAGGCGTCTATCAAGGCGATATGATGTTTACGAAAGGCGATGTCAAAGTTGAGACGATAGACAAGCAGAAGTATTATACATTTCAGCCCAACACGATTGTTTATGCGGTTCCTGTCAATACACTTCTTGGTAAGCAAATATCAAAGGCGAAGATTGGTGTTGTTTGGCATACGACATATACAGGTAATTCCATTCAGAACATGAAAGCATCTTTTGGTAAAGGAATTGCTAATAAGTTAAAGAAGTCTTCTACCATTTGGATGGACGATGCGAACTACCGTGATATATCCGGTAAAGCTACATTCAGTGCAAAAGAATCGACAGACTTCGATACAATGCTCTCTGGTGCTGGCAAACTGTTTCAAAAGATGGACGGTGAAGCATTCCGAACGATTACAGAAGATAAAGACCTTCGTGAAAAAGTAATGACATTTGTAAACACATATGTACGTGGCGGTAAAAACTTTCCTGATCCAAATAAAATGACGAAAGAATTGATTGACTATCTTACTGACTGGTATCAGAAGGAGATAGATAAAAAGAAAACCGAAAAAGGTAAAGCAGTTTGGAAAGAAAAGCGTGATATTCTTGTGAATAAAATTGTAATGAATAAAAATCAAATTGAAGCGATGTTTAGTCTGATGAAGATTCTTGTTGAACTCAAAGGTATGGTGATCGCTCAGTTTGATAAAGCACAAGAAATCGATACGCTACTAAAAACTGCGAAAGGGTTTCAAGTGACGAAACAAGAAGGATTTGTGGCAATCGACAAACTCAAAGGTGGTGCTGTAAAACTCGTTGACCGATGGGAGTTTAGCCGTGCCAATTTCTCGCCTGAAATAATGAAAGGTTGGCAAAAATAGTTTTTATAAATAATAAAAACTAACTACTCCCAGTTAGTGTACGCAAAACCTGAGGAGAGCAAATGAGTAAAATAGGATTTGTATATATTTGGCATGACACTAAAAGAAACCGCTTTTATCTAGGGTCTCATTTAGGATCAACTGATGATGGATATGT